GATCAGGGCCGCCTCCCTCGGGAGGCTCAACGGGGAGGAGAAGGACGGACCCCAGCTGGGACGGCTGGACATGGGCTGGGCCTTCCTCGGCAACTATGTCGACCTCGGGACGCCCGAGCGTTACATCCGCTGGCACGACACGAGGTGGTGGCATGGGAAGGGGTGAGCCGTGATGGACCTTGAGACCTACGCCCGGGGCTGGGTGGACATGGTTCCCCACCTGCGCCACCTCACCGAGTACGCCTCGCAGGCCAAGGTCGCGGTCGAGTTCGGCGTCAGGGGGGCGGTCTCCTCGTGGGCCATCCTCGACGGCCTGCCACCTGACGGGGTCCTCTACGGGGTGGACATCGCCGAGAACTGTCCGATCCCCGAGCGGGTCTCGAACGACCCGCGCTGGCACTTCGTCGTCGGCGACTCGGTCAAGGTCGACCTCCCCCGCCATGCCGACTTCGTGATGATCGACTCCAGCCACGAGTACGACCAGACGGTCCTCGAGCTGGAGCGGGCCTCGACCCTGACGCCCGATGTGATCGCCCTGCACGACTACCTCGACACGAGGGTGGGCAGGGATGTCTCGCGTGCCGTCGACGAATTCGCCGCGAGCAACGGCGTTTACCGCCTCGAGACCGTCCACTCGAGCCCGTGGGGACTCGCCATCCTGCGCCGGTCGTGAAGATCCTCGCCATCGGCTCGGAGGGCAACGTCGGGGGACCCTTGGTCCGCTACCTGCGCGAGGTCGGGCACGAGGTCTACACCACCGACATCAAGCCCGGCCACCGTGATCACTACTCGATGGCCGACATCAACTATCCCATCGACCTGCTCGAGGCGTTCGACTGGGAGCCAGAGGTCGTGTACCTGATGGCAGCCGTGGTCTCCCGGGTGACCTGCGAACAGGCTGGCTCCCTCGCCGTCGCCACCAACCTCGCCGGGACCAACAATGTGATCGCCCTGACCAAGAGGGTCGGTGCCCGCCTCGTCTTCTTCTCGACCTCCGAGGTCTACGGCCCGATGGAGGGGATCATGGACGAGGATGACAGCGTTCCCTGTCCCAACAACCGCTACGGGCTGACCAAGTACCTCGGTGAGCAGCTCGTCGAGTACGAGGTCCGCGAGCACAACCTCTGGGCGTCGACCGTTCGGCCGTTCATGATCTACGACGAGAACGAGACCCTCGGCGACCACCGAAGCGCCATGATCCGCTTCGCCGAGCGCCTCTCTCGCGGCAGGTCGATCGAGGTCCACGCCGGATCGTCCCGGTCGTGGCTGCATGTCAGCGACGCGGTGCGGGCCCTCGAGAGGATGATGTACCTCACGAGCTACGAGGTGGTGAACATCGGTCATCCCGACCTGATCGAGACCGAGGATCTGGCGGAGAGGATCCGCGAGCGACTCGGGGCTTCGCCCGACCTCGTGAAGGTGGTGGAGCAGCCGTCCCGGATGACCCTCAGGAAGTGGCCGGCCCTGAGCAAGCAGTCCGACCTTCTGGGAGTCGAGCCCCGGGTCTCGATCGATGAGGGTGTGGTCCGAGTGTGCGAGAGGTTCCTGTGATCGTCACGGCGGCGCTGTGCTGGTGGAACGAGAAGCCCGAGGACCTCGACGCCTGCGTGCGTGGAGCGGCCAGCGTGGCTGATCGCTTCGTGGCCCTCGACGGGGCCTACCGGCGCTACCCCGGGGCCACGCCTCGAAGCTCCGACGCCGAGGTGGCCGCGATCCGGGATGCGGCGGCGGAGGTCGGGCTCGAGTGCCTCATCCTGCAGCCCGATCGCCTGTGGAAGGGCGCGGTGGAGAAGCGCTCCTACTGCATGGCGATGGCCGCCTACGAGAGCGACTGGATCATCGTCGTCGACACCGACCATGTCATCTCGGCCTTCAGCCGGGCAGCCGTACGGAGGGAGCTGGAGATCACCGAGGAGGACTCGCTCACCGTCCCCTTCGTGACTCCCGCCCCGGAGGGCCGTTCCCTCGCGGAGGTCTCGGCCACCAACTGGCACACCCAGCAGGCCAATGTCACCGTCAACCTGCCCCAGATCTACCGGGCCCTGCCCGGGATCAGGGTCGACCGGAACCACTGGGAGTACAGCGGGGTCAAGGGCGGCCAGCGTTCGTGGATCCACAACAGCGGCCACGGGCCGGACTGGCCGCATCTCCCCCAGAGGGCGATCCGGTCGGCCTACAAGGTCGAGCACCGCTGCCTGTTCCGCTCGCAGGAGCAGATCCTCGCCCAGCGGGCGTACTACAACGACAGGGACATGATCGTCCGCAGGACAGGTCAGGAGGACGACGAGGAGGGCCTGCCGGCGCCGGTCTGGGACTACACCACGAGACCCTTCTGATGGGCGTCGAGGTCGTCATCCCGGGTCTTCGCCCGAGGCAGGTCGAGATGCTGGTCCGCAGCCTGTCCCTGCAGACCGTCTCCCCGGACACGATCACGGTGGTCTCCAACGAGATCCTGCCCTTCGAGGCGGCCACCCGGACGAGGCTCCTGCGCTTCACCTCGGAGGAGTACGGGGTGGGGGACTTCGATGTGGCCCTGCGCCAGAATGTGGGCATCTTCGCGGCCGAGGCCGAGATCGTGATCATCCAAGGTGACGACCAGATCGCTCCCCCGACGATGGTCGAGGACTCCCTGTGGACCTTGGGTGACAAGGATTACATCTGGGGCAATCACCGCCTCCTCGACTTTTCGCAGATGACCTTCGAGGAGATCCGCCTGTCGCACCGCGACACCGGCAGGAGCCGCGAGAACCCGGTGCCCCCGGCGATGCACGGCTACTACTCCTGCTACGGGGGCATGCTGGTGGCCCGGACCGGCTTCCTGCGCGAGGTGGGGGCCTTCGACATGGCCTTCAACGGACGCCACGGGAGCGAGGACCAGCAGCTCGGCTACCGGCTCATGAGGATGGCCCACGAGACCAAGGTCATGATCCACGAGCCGCCGTTCTCTTGGCATCCGATCGAGCTGAAGGAGGGTGACACGCGATCCCGGGCACCGTGGCTGGAGCCTCTCACCAACGGTTGCGGTCAGCTTCACCACGATTTCAGTGAGAGCTTCGTCAACGGGGTCCGGTTCCTGCAGTGCCGGAACTGCCCCGTGCGGCGGTTCAGCGACGAGCTGTCGAAGCTGTTTACCGGAGACATCGTCATCCCGTATCGTCCCGAAGCAGTCGTCACCACGAGCGACTGGCTGTAGCAACCACGGAGGATCCAATGGCCGCCTCGATCACCGTCACCCCCGCGTCGGGCAGCATCACCGCCAAGAGCACGGTCTGCCGCTTCGACATCGAGAACACCGAGACCAACGACACCGGCAGCTTCGACGGCAACGCCTACCCCACCAGCCCCGAGTTCCGCTATGTTCTGCGGATGACGGTCGGCGGCAACGTGGTCGGCCAGTCGCAGGTCTTCGGGACCACCCCCGACGGGGACTTCCAGTTCAACGACTACATCTTCCCGGAGACCGGGACCTACACCGTCCAGCTCTACGACGTGACCGACCCCGACAACGAGTCGTCCGTCTCCGACCCCGCCACCGTCGTCGTCGCCTGACCATGGCGGAGGCCAAGCCTAAGGCCCGCCGTTCGCGGCGGGCCGGGATCGTCGACGGCCTCGAGATGAATGTGCTCGAGGTTCACGACAACCCCGTCCAGTTCAGCGAGTGCATGGGCACGGTCGCGATGGTGACCCGCGACAAGGTCGCCGCCCAGACGGCGATCTCGTGGCTCATGACCGACCTCACTTGGCTGAAGCCGGGCCAGTTCCACAAGCGCTACATCGTGCAGGGCAACATCCTCACGTTCCAGCGCAACCAGTGCATCAACGACATGCGGGGCGACTGGATCCTGTTCATCGACTCCGACATGGTCTGGCAGCCGGAGGCGATGCGGGTCCTCATCGAGACGCAGGCCAAGTTCGACCTCGACATCGTCGGCGGCCTTTGCTTCCAGCGCGGCGATCCCTACCAGCCGACGATGTACAGGTTCGCGGCACCAACCGAGCTGGACCGGAAGGGATACACATTCATCGAGCGCTGGCCGGCGGACTCCGCCGTCGAGGTGGACGCCACTGGCATGGCGTTCTGCCTCATCCACCGCCGCGTCTTCGACCGGATCATGCAGCATCGCCTCGGTATCCCCTTCCCCTCGGACGAGGAACGCAAGGGCCAGACGCCGATCCCCTTCTTCCGCTGGGAGGGCATCCTCGGCGAGGACTTTCTGTTCTGCAAGGAGGCGAAAGAGGCCGGATGCAGGATCTTCGTGGACACCTCGGTAAAGGTGGGGCACATCGGAGATCAAATCATCACCGAGGAGACATTCCTGCGCGAGATCGCCTTTCGCGACCCGGAAGCGTCCAAGTTCCGGGCGGCCCTCCTCGGCAGCATCGGGGAGGAGATCCTGAGCCGCGACGAAGCTCTGGCGAGGCTGGGATGGAAGTCATAGAGAGCAGCGCCATCGAGGTCCAGAACAGCGGCTGGCAGGGCGACTTCCCCTTCTACCTCGTCATCGAGCCCGAGGAGCGGACGAGCGCCGGCAACATCGGGATCGACCTCGACGAGCCCGGCTGGATCGAGCACAACAGGGAGGCCATGCGGGCCCCGGGCGCATGGTGGCTGTACCACAAGGGATCGGGGAGGGTCATCTTCGGCCTCATCGTCGAGCCCGGCGACCAGCCCTACTTCCGCCGCCGCCACATCGGCAATCTCATGCTCGGCAGCGAGATCACGGCAGTCGGGATCGGGAAGAAGAAGGCCGACGGGACGACGGTGGACCTCTGGCTCTTGCCCAACGGGGTAGTCTGTGGGGCAGACGATGTGGAGACCATCGCCGGCAGGATGCTCGGGGGATAGTCCCGAGGGAAAATAGCCGCCCCAATGCAATGGGGCGTCGGAAGGGGCCAATGCAATGGCCACAACCTTCGCGAGCAACATGAATAGCGACAGGCCCCGGGGTTATCCCCGGGGCTTTGCTGTACCCGGAGAACGCCCATGCCGCTCATGATCCCGGCTCGACCGGGCTTCCTCAACACGACGCCCTCGACCACCACCACCTCGTCGGCAGGGACGACGATCACCTCGTCCACGACGGCCAACACGAAGGGAAGCTGGACGCAGCTCATCGCGGACACCGGGGCGCGTGCGCTGGGCATCCTCATCGCCCTCGACAACACTGCCGTGAGCAACACGAACACCTCGCAGTTGCTCGACATCGGGATCGGCGCGTCGTCGTCCGAGACGGTCTTGATCCCTGATCTCGCATCGGGCTACCTCCTCAACGAGAACGTCTCTAACACGTTCTCGGCGTTCTACTTCCCGATCTTCATCCCGGCCAACAGCCGCCTCTCGGCCCGGATGCAGGCGGCCTACATCGCCTCGGGTCCGGTGGCCGACACGGTGAACTGCCGCATCCACCTGTTCCAGCGCCCCCAGAACTTCGGCTGGGTCGGGACGCGGGTCACCGCGTATGGGGTTGACAGCGCCAACAGCAAGGGCACGAACGTCACCCATGGCAACAGCACCTACGGGACAGCGGGCCAGTTGACGGCGTCCACGACGAACCCGATCAAGTACATGCAGATCGGGATGCAAGGGGGCGCGGATGCTTCTCTCACTGACTACCGCGTGCTGGCCGAGATACGCCTCGGCGCGAGCACCGGGGTCGCTGGGCCTCTCATGGGATCGACCGACACCGGAACGGAGTCGGTCCTCATGTCTGCCGGGAACATGACCCTTGCCCGCATGGGCTTTAACCTCCCCGCCGGTCGGGACCTCCGCGTGGCAGGGATGTGTAACGGAACAACCAACAATGTCTTCGACTACATCATCTACGGGGTGGACTGATGGCAATCAGCGAAGCGTTCCAGAGCAGCGGGTCCTCGTGGGGAACTGAGTATTTCCTCGCGGCGGCATCCACGACGCAGGGATCGGGCCAGAGCGACGATGGGGTCTACCAGCTCTTCCTCGACCTCTCCGCCCTCGCGGCGGGCGACATCTACCAGATCAAGTGCTACGACGCAGTCAGCAGTGGTGGCACGAGCCGGGTCATCTTCATCGACAACGTGACCGGGCCGCTCGACTCGCCCCACTACGTCACGCCATCGCTGATCCTGCTCCACAAGTGGGACTTCAGCGTGACCTGTATCGCGGGCACGAACAGCCGCAGCATCGTCTGGTCGATCAGGAAGGTCGCCTGATCCCATGTCTGCCTTCTGGCTCTACCAGCCAGTAGAGGCAGCCGCCGCCCTCGCAGGCTCTCTGCCTGTCGAGGGCAGCTTCAGCGCGTCCGCGGTCATCAAGCGGACGATGCCCGTTGCGGGGGCTTCGTTTGCGGCGGATGCCGTCATCTTCCGTTCGGGGATGGTCCCCGGGACCCAGCCCAAGGCCGATGCGGTCCTGAAGAAGACGATCTCGGGTGCGGCGCAGACCTTCACCGCGGATGCGGTCCTCAAGGCCACCGTCGCGCCGGTCGCGGGCCTGAAGGCCGACGCCGTCATCTTCGCCGCGATCACCCCGACTCCCAAGACCCTCGATGCGGTCATTCTCGCCAGCTCGGGCACGAAGTCGTTCGCCGCCGCAGCCATCCTGCGGCGCACCTTCGAGCCCACCTTCGCGGCGAATGCGACCCTGCGGAAGACGCTGGCCCCGACCTTCTCCGCCGCGGCCATCATCCGCTCGACTGGTCTAGGTTCGCTCTCTGCCGACGCAATCGTCAAGCGTGAGCAGACGGGGGCCTTCACCGCTGCGGCGACCATCAAGATCACCCAGTCCGGCTCATTCGCCGCTGCCGCCGTCATCAAGACCACGCTGGTCCCCGCGGGCAGGACCATCGATGCGGTCCTGAAGCGGGCGCAGGCGGGCTCGTTCTCCGTCAGCGCCGTCCTGCTGGCTACCCCCGGGCAGACTCCATGGTCGCTGGACGCCGTCATCTCCGCGTCGCCGGAGTCCTCGTTCTCGCTCGACGCCCTCATCCTCGCCCCGACCGAGGGGTTCTTCTCCGCCGATGCCATCCAGTTGCGGACGTGGGTGTTCGGCAAGATGCAGTACACCCTGCTGCCATTCGGTTCGGGCATGGCCGAGGGCTACACCTACGGCACCGATGGCACCCATGCCGTTGGTGAGGTGGCAGACGACGACTGGTCGGTCGAGCGCGCCGCGCTCTGGGACCTGACCGATCCGACGGCAGATCCCGTCCTGCTTGGCCAGATCGCCAACGAGACCTACTCGTGGGCCTCTGGCATTGCGGGCAACACGATCTACGGCCAAGCCAACGACACCCAGCAGCATGCAGTCATCTGGGACCTGCTCAATCCCACCGATCCTCCTACCATCCTCGGTGCCATCGCCAACGAGACCGTCTCGGTTGCCTCCGGCATCGTCGGCGACACGATCTACGGCCAAGCCAACGACGCCCGGGGCCACGCGGTCATCTGGGATCTGCTCAACCCCACGGACCCAGCGATCATCCTTGGTGCCATCGCCAACGAGAACTACTCGGTTGCCTCCGGCATCGTCGGCGACACGATCTACGGCCAAGCCAACGACCCCCAGACTCACGCCGTCATCTGGGACCTGCTCAATCCCACCAACCCCCCGACAATCCTTGGTGCCATCGCCAACGAGACCTACTCGTATGCCTACGGCATTGTCGGAAACACGATCTGTGGCTATGCCGACGACACCCAAGGCCACGCCGTCATCTGGGACCTGCTCAATCCCACCAACCCCCCGACCATCCTTGGCGCTATCGCCAACGAGACCCACTCGTATGCCTACGGCATTGTCGGCGACACGATCTGTGGCATGGCCCAAGACACTCAGTTTCACGTCGTCATCTGGGACCTAGCCAACCCAACTGATCCCCCAACCATCCTTGGTGCCATCGCCAACGAGACCCACTCGTATGCCTACGGCATTGTCGGAAACACGATCTACGGCCAAGCCAACGACCCCCAGACTCACGCCGTCATCTGGGACCTGCTCAACCCCACCGATCCGCCGACCATCCTGCCGCCCATTGGAAGCCGAACCAACTACGAGGCGGTGTCCGGAAGCATCCTCCTCGGTGACTACAACTACACCGGAAGCCTCTACCAGCCCATCGTCTGGGACCTGAACAACCTGTCGGGCGAAGTCGTCGACTTCCCCGGTCCGACGCTCGACGCGGTCCTCGTCTCGGGCATCACCACCATCCCCGGATCGTTCACCGCCGACGCAATCGTCACGAAATCGTCAGCGTCGAGCGCGACGGCCGACGCCATCCGGCTCAAGACGTGGATCTTTGGGTCTGCCGATCAGTATGTCGTGACCTACGGCGGCGATCCCGTGACCTACGAGGGCGACGCGGTCGTCTGGACGCTGCTGGTCGTGGATGGCCCCGGCCCCTTGGTCGACTCGGTCATCATCGGCTCCTCGGGCAATTCCTTCGGGGCGGAAGCGGTCATCGGACTGCCGATCGAGAGTGGCTACTCCGCCGATGCAATCCTGCTGGCCCCACGAGGCGCTACGGCGGTCGCGGAGGCCGTCATCAAGGCCACCCTGACCCGGACGCCGTGGGCCCTCGATGCGGCCGTCCTAGGTCATCTGGGGGCCTCGTTCGCGGCGAACGCCGTCATCGCCGCCCCGCTGGCTGGCTCCTTCGGGGTGGATGGGGTCGTCAGGCAGGCGATCGGCGGGAGCTGCACCGCCAATGCCGTCGTTCTCCGGGGCTCCACGGACAGCCTGACGACCGACGCGATCCTAGCGCAGGTCGGCGTGGCCTCGACGGTTGCCGACGCCGTCGTCTTCGCGACGATCCCCTCGAGCTTCACGGCAGGGGCATGGATCTCGGGGATCTTCGAGGTCGGTGCTTGGCTGGCCGGGCGCTTCCCGGTCGACGCCTTCGTCCTCGCGGGAGCCTACGGTCACCTCGAGGCCGAGGCGTGGATCGCTGGCCCGTACTACTTCGACTTCCGCCTCGAGGCCGTCTTGGTCCGGGGGGCCACGGGAGCCTTCGGGACCGACTCCGTCCTGACCCGCCTGACTGCCGGGGCGACCTCGGCCGACGCGGTGATCTTGGCTGCGGTCGGCGGCTCCACGGTCATCGGCGCGGTGGTGCTGGGGACCTCCGGGGCCACCTTCGGGGCGGCTGCGGTCATTCGCTCCACATCGAACGACGACTTCTCCAGCGCCGCCGTCATCTCGGCCACCGCGACCGGAATGTTCGCGGCCGGCGCGGTGGTGCTGGCGACGGGCTCCTCCGCCTTCACATCGGATGCCGTCATCCAGCGCCAGCGCCAGACATTCTTCAGCGCCGACAGCCTTGTCCTGAGCCCCATCTCGTCCTCCCTTGCTGTGGATGCGGTCGTCAGGCGGACGATTGCATCGCCTGCGGTAGTCGACGCCGTCCTTCTCCGCGAGGGAAGTGCGGCTAGCCTGACGACCGAGGCCATTGTCCTCGCCACGGGAACCGGCGTCCAGACGCTCGACGCTTGGATCATCTCCCCCACCGCCGGGGCGGGGACCCTGACGGTCGACGCGGTATCGCTCGCGACGCAGGCGACAACCTTCGATGCCGGGGCGGTCGTTGTCGCTTCCCAGACGGGCGTCATCGGCGTCTCGGCGTGGATCTACGGAACGGGTGTCGGGGCATTCTCGGCCGAGGCCATTGTCAGGCGTACAGCGTCTGCTACCATCAGCGCAGGCGCAGTCGTCATCGGGACCAGCGCGGGCTCATTCCCGGCCGACGCACTGCTGAAGACGGTTGCTCAGGCAGGCTTCGGTGCCCAGTCGGTCATCGCGGCCACCCGAATGGTCGGGTTCGCAGCCAATGCCGTCCTTCTGTCCCCCCGACAAGCCTCCTTCACCTCCGACGCCCAGATCACCCTCGCCACGGCGGGAGGGGCGTTCACCCTCGAGGCAACCCTGCTGCGGGAGCAGTCGGGCTCCATCGGGGCCGGGGCGGTCCTCTCGATCGTCTCTACCGGCTCCTTCGGCGCCGACGCCTCGGTCAGCTCGATCCCAACCGGTTCCTTCGCGGTCGAGGCCGCGATCAACTCCTCGGCATCGGTCGCATTTGTCGCCGACGCCATCCTTCTCTCGACCATCGGCGGCACCCTCGGGGTGGACGCCTCGATCAGCCTGCACATCGTTCAGGAGATCGAGGCCACCTTCTCGGCAGCGACGATCTCCGGATCGTTCGCGGCGGGAACTCTGGATGCCACGAACTCGGCCGCTACCCTCGCCTCGACAGTGAGCGCCGCGACCATCGACTTCACTTGGCTCTTCGTGCGGCGAGCGCCGTTTGTCGCGGGAGCATGGGTGGCCGGGGCCTGCACCCTCGACGCCGTCATCGAGGTGTGAACATGTTGCAGCGCGTGATCTTGGCGGCCTGTGTCGGGATCGTCACGGCCTTGGTGATCCTCCTGATCGGGATCGTCCTCGTCGCCATCAAGGTGCCCATCGCTACCTCCGTCGGGAACTTCCTCGAGCAGTGGTGCTGGGTGTTCGGCCTGATCGCGGCCGTCTGGTTCTTCTTCACCGGGAGGACCTCGTTGAGCCTATGAGGGGGCATGATGCCCTCGACGATGTAGTCGAGGTGTAAGGGTCACATGGCAAATGTAGAGATCCAGACCCTCATCGATCAGGGCGTGGTCTCCGCGCCCATCTCCGTCACCGACGGCACGACCACGGTGGACCCGGCGACGAGCCTGCGCCTGCCAGCAGGAACCCTGAGCGATCTCGGAAGCGGGGAGGGTGCAGTTGGTCTCATCATCACGCGGTTAGGCCCGTTTCGGGTGAATTACAACACCCCGAATATTGGGGACGGGATCAAGGTCGCCGATCTGGACGCGGGAACGGTGGTCATTGGCGCGTGGGTCGAAGTGCTTGTTCCATGGGACGCTCATGCCGACGATGCCCGGGTGGACGTGTGCGCAGGCGGGGCCACTTGGGGCAGTCCGAACTTCAATTACTTCACTGTTACCGCGTCGCGCGTTGGGGCGAATATCGGTCCCACCGCCCCAGATGCCGACGTGGCACCCGCTGCTCTGGTGAGGGAATTTCCAACTGGGGGTCAAGTGACGAGTTCCCAGAACTCTCCAGTTCGCCTTGTGACGGCTGGGGCGCTCGTGGCTTGCACGGCGAATGACGGTAGCGCCACCCAAGGATCTGCCGACATCTACGCCATCATCGCCACCCCTGCCGCGTGAGTGAGCCATGTCACTGACCTTCGTACAAGGCGATACGGCCCCGGACATCACCGCCATCATCCACGAGGAAGATGACATCTCGTCGGTCATCGACCTGTCACCCGCCTATGTCAGCGGGGTGCGCTTCCAGATGCGCCGCGGAGACGATCGGCGCTATCAGGTGAATGCCTCCGCCACCGTCCTCGATGGCCCCGCGGGTCGGGTCAGCTACTCGTGGGGGCCGAACGACCTGTCGGTCCCGGGGACATACGTCGTGCAGTGGGAAATTGCTTATCAGGGCGGTCGCGTGCAGACCACCAGCCCCGAGGTGACGATCACCGTCCGCCGCCAGTAGGCCATGCCGGATGCGGCCTACTACCGACGCTGGCGGGCTGAACATCCGGCTTACAGGGCAAGGCAGAACGAGCTACGCAACCTCAGGCGCCGACTCCACGGGCGGGAGGATCGGTCTCGAGAGCGTCGGCCGCCTCCTCCGCCGCTCGCGCCGATCCTCCCGTTGCACACGGGGCACGACATCTTCTCCCACGCCAAGCGCTTGGCGAGGATTTCCCCGGGCTACCGCTACCTGATCCATCCCTTCTACGACGACCTCGTCTCCGAGATCGTGCTGGCCCTCGTCGAGGGCCGGTCACCCATGGAGGCGAGGTCGAAGTTTCTCCGGTCCGAGTACGGCTGGCGAAACCACGCCCTTCAGGTGAAGGACGGCTTCGAACCTCATGCGGGAAGACTGATCCCACAGGGAGACATGGATTGAGCAAGATCCTTTGGCTCAGTGACGCGGGCTGCACGACGGGCTTCTCCCGGGTCACGCACAGCATCGGCGAGCGTCTCGTCGAGGACTACGGGCACGAAGTCCGGGTCCTCGCCGTCAACTTCCGTGGAGACGCTTGGCCCTGCGAGAGGTTCGGGCACGACCACCCGACACCGCTGCGTCTCTACCGCCCGGACATCTTCTCGATGACCGACATCTACGGCTTCTCGAGGGTCATCGAGATGCTGGGCAAGTTCGAGCCGGATGTCGTCGTGACCCTGTCCGATCCCCAGATCGTGCTGCGCTTCCTGTTCGACAACAAGTACGACCCCGAGCACATCCTCCTGCGCTACCGGCCGATCCTGTCCTATGTCCCCGACGACGGGGTCAACCTGCCTCCCCGCTGGACCACGGTCCTGCCCAAGGTCACCAATGTGGTGGCCATGAGCAAGTGGGGTCAGGCGGCCTACACCCCCAGCGAGATGGTCTACCACGGCAGCGACCCGGAGATCTTCTGGCCGATCGAGGAGAAGCCCAAGGTCACCAGCACCGGGATCGTGTGTCGGACCAAGGCGGACTGCAAGCGGGCCTTCAACTTCGATCCCGACAACTTCCTCGTCGGGCGGGTCGACACCAACAGCGGTCGCAAGGACTACCCGGCCCTCGTGAAGGCCCTCTGGCCGCTCATGAAGAAGTACAAGGACATCGAGACCCACTTCCACTGCGAGGACGAGAACGCCACCAGCGGCATCCGCTTTCAGGCGATGCTCTCCCGCGAGTCCAGCTCGGTCGACCCGACGAGGTTCCACTTCCCGGGCCTGCACAGCAGCTTCGAGGGCTGGGCCTTGCAAGACCTCAATGTCCTTTACTCAGCTTTCGACTGCTTCGTCTCCACCTCGCGGGGAGAGGGCTTCGGCCTGACCCTCCTCGAGGCCGCGACATGCGGCATCCCCATCGTGGCCCAGAGCGTGTCCGCCATCCCCGAGGTGGTCGGACCCGGAGGGATCCTCCTCGAGCCCAAGGGTCTCCTGACGACTCCCGCGGGCGAGGACAACTGGCTGCCCGACATCGACGCCTTCACCTCGGCTGTCGAGCGCCTGTACTTCTCCAAGGGGCTGAGAAGGGATCTCGGCGCGGCCGGGGCAGCCCACGCGAAGACCTTCTCTTGGGATTTCGCGGCCCAGAAGTTCGATGAGTGGATCGTGGCGCTGGCTAGCTTCCAGCCTTCCACTCCCACTGAAGCATCGGAGGAAACCGCGTGAACACCTTCAAGATCTTCGCGCCCATGCTCAAGACGAGCATGGGCCCCGACGGCAAGATGCGCCTCCACGGCATCGCCAGCTCGACGATCAAGGATCGTCACGGGGACACCATGAGCCCCTCGGCGCTGACCGACATGGAGCAGGCCGCCAACAACAACCTGACGATCTTCCTGAACCACGAGTACCGGGTTCCCGAGGATGTGGCGGGTTCGGTCGAGCGGGCTTCGATCCGCTCCCACCCGACCGATCCCTCCATCCACGACCTGTCCCTCGACATCGTGGTCAACTCCGCCAACGAGCGGGCGGTCAAGGCGTGGGAGGCCATCAACAACGGCACCCAGCTGGGCCTGTCCATCGGGGCGATGATCCCCGACGGCGGAGCAACCCGAGACCGGAAGTCAGGCGCCTACCAGATCGACCATGTCGACCTCCTCGAGACCTCCCTCGTGGGCGTCCCGGCCAACCCGCGATCGTGGGTCGAGTACGCCGTCAAGTCCCTCAACGGGATCGAGAGGCAGCTCGAGGAGGCGGACCTCGGGGAGGAGGTCGCCATCGAGGGGGACGGCTCTCTCGAGTCCCCCGAGGTCGAAGAGGTCGAGATCACCTCCGAGGATGTCGAGGGCCTCGAGCCCGAGAGCGTCTCCGCGGATGTCGAGCCCGACATCACCGACGCGACGGTGTCCATCGAGACACCCTTCGCGAACATCTCCATCGACACCGGCAACCGGGGCGGCAAGGCCCCGGCTGGTGAGCCCTCGCAGGAAGCTCTCGAGAGCGTCCCTGAGAACGAGGAAACGGACGAGCCCGAGGTCGAGGAAGTCGAGCCGGCGCTCCAGCTCTTGGAGCCCACCGTCGTGGCTTCCCTGCGAACCTCCAGCGACCTTCTCCGGGCGGTCACCCGCGAGCTGATCGACACCAAGAAGGCTCTGGACGACGCCAACCTCGAGAGGGACGCGGCCATCGCGGCGACCGAGAAGGTCCTCGCGAGCACGGCCGAGATCTTGGCTCGCCTGTCCGCTACCCCCGTGGGTCGTCGCGCCACCGTCCGCGAGGCGAGCGAGAAGTTCGAAAGCCTGCGCTCGGTCTACAGCGACGACTTCCTCACCCTCCTCAAGAAAGGATGACCAGCTATGGGCATGAGCCCTGAGCTGGAGGCCCTCCTGAAGGGTGTCCTCGAGACGCAGGAGCAGATCGGCAAGACGCTCCTGCGGATGAACGAGGCCCCCAATGTCGCGACTCCCCCGACCAAGGGGATCGAGGATCAGGGCACTCCCGCTCCCACCCGCCGCTACATCACCCCGGACGAGCGGATGGCTCTCACCGAGACCCTCCGCACCAAGTCCACCAGCCACATCATCGAGCTGATCACCCGGCAGGCGGCCGTCAAGGACAGCGGCATCCCGCTCCACGTCTGGCTGAACACCGCCGGCTTCTCCGCCCAGAACGCCTTCAACAACCTCGGCGGGCAGCTCGACCCGGACATCGCCAAGGCCCTCGACACTGGCGGGGCCACCGCGTTGATCAGGCAGGACCTCGAGCCGATGCTCTACGAGGTCTTCATCCGCATGTTCCCGGCCTACGACCGGTTCCCCAAGGAGCCGGCCAACGGCCTGCTGCACGCGTGGAACCAGATCACGGCCTACGGCGATGCCAAGTTCATGGCGGAGCTGGGCACCGTGTCCGACGACACGAGCACCTACGAGCGCAAGAACACCAACATCGCCATCCTCGCCACCCGCCGGGGCATCAGCCTGAAGTCCCAGTTCGCCGTCATGGCGGGCGGGATGAACTACAACCCCGAGGCGATCGAGCTTCAGGGCGGCCTCCGGGCCATGTCCCACAAGATGCAGAAGACGATCTTCGGCGGCAACGCCGCGGTCGCCTCCGGCACGGCCGACGACGAGTACGGCCTGTACGACGCCAACGCCTTCACCGGCCTGCGCCAGCTCCTGACCACCAATGCCGTGAACCTCGACCCGTCGACCTTCGACGGTGACGACTCCAGCACTTGGGCGGGCGGGGCCTTCCGCAACAAGGTCGACTCGGCTCTCCTGCCCATCACGCAGGCGGGCGGCAATGTGTCGATCATCTGGGGCCACCCGCAGGAGAAGGTCACCTTCGACGAGCAGCAGGACGCCAAGGTCCGGCTCGTCGGTCCCAACTACGTCAACATCGGCGTCGGTGCGACCGCCCAGACGATCAACACCTATGCCGGCCAGATCCCCTTCGCCGTGGTCCCGGGCGACTCGATCGCCTCGTACCACATCGGCGGAACCGAGTACCGCGACCTGTACCTCCTCGACGAGGGCAGCATCACGCTGCCCTACCTCGGGAGCCCGGGCCCCACGGTCCTCGAGATCCCGATCGGCATCAGCGGCCAGCTCACCCACCTGTACATCGTCTTCATGATGAACGGGCTCGCGGTGAAGGTGCTGCCGTGGAGCAACAAGATCAGGGTCAAGGTCTAGTTCCCGGGGAGGGGGTCGTTCCGCCGGACGGCCCCCTCACTCCTTCGCGTAGATCTTGAATGTCGCGATGTTGTGGATGGTGACCTCACTCACCCCGTACTTCGTGGCCAACGGCTTGAGTTTGATCCCACGACGACGAGCATCACGGATCTCCTCCGCCTGTTGCCAAGTCAGGCTCCTGTGGACCTTGTGGGCATGCCGCTTGCGGCGCTCGCGGTCGGCAGAGTTCTGCTGGGCAGTCCCGAGATAGAGATGGTCGGGTCGGACGCAGGATGGGTTGTCGCAGTGGTGCAGCACCCACATCCCTTCAGGAATGGGGCCGAAGTGAACCAGCCAACTCACGCGGTGGGAACGAAGAAACGTCCCCTCGCTCCACAACTGGCCGTAGCCCTTGGGCCCTCGACTACCAGCCCAGATCCAACAGCCGTCTCCTTTCTCGACCTTCTCCCAGAACCGTTGCTCGAGCGGACGCTTCGGTGGAGCCATGCGGGGAGGATACCACAATGTACTTGACTCCTGCACGGTTTAGGGAAATGGGCTTCGGCATCGACATCTCCGAACTCGACGATGCCGAGGTGTCGTCCCTGATCGCGCAGGCGTCCTCCGTCGTGGACGCCTACTGCAATGTCCCGCGGATCCCCCAGAAGCACGACTTCCGGGGAGGCACGATCACGGGCGAGCAGCATGCTTGGCGCTACCCGACGAACCCCTTCGAAATCGGCCAGCGCCGTTACTATCCGTTCCATTGGCCTGTCGTCTCGATCAGCCAGTTCCGCATCTATGTCACCAATACCCAGTATGTCGAGATCGCTCCCACGGAATTGATGATCAACAACACCGAGCGCTACTTCGAGGTCGTGTCCCTCGCCATCACCTCGTCGGGCCTGTTCAACGCCCTCATCGTTCCCAATGTCGGCCTCGCCACCCCGATCGCCCGGTGCAGCTACACCTATGGCTGGGACTTCACCGTCACCGACGAGGAGCTGTCCTGCTCGGACGGACAGACATGGCGGGCCCAGAACCAGTTCTGGTTCACGGACACCGACCGGGCCCCGGTGATCAAGAAGAACGGCGCCGTCCAGTCGAGCGGCTACACCGTGAACGCCAACGAGGGGTCGGTGGTGTTCGCCGACAACCTCGTGGCCACCGACTCGGTCACGGCCACCTACCACCACAAGCTGCCCAGCGACCTGCAGTACGGGACAGGGCACATCGTGGCCTACCTGCACGGACAGGCAGAGCTGCACTCCCGGGGCATGGCCCACCTCAACCGCCTGCGGGTGGCGGAGGTGGAGATGACCCGCCAGAACCTCCCTGCCACGGGATCGCTGGCGGAGAACCTCGACATCCTCATCCCCGAGGCTTCGCTGCTCCTGTCCTCCTACCGGACCGACTTCCTGACGGTGCGCTGACATGCCCCGGCAGGAGCGCTTCCTCACCACCAAGCAGATGGACAGGGTGAGGGACATCGCCCTGCTGGGCATGACCACCCCGGTCACCATCGAGCGCCGGGCGGAGGCGGCGATCCCGGTGGGCGGCGACTACGGGGACGACTACCTGAGCTACACCACCACCTCCGAGGCCCGCCGCCAGCAGGTCAAGGGCTGGTTCTACTCCACCCCCACCCCGGTCCAGCAGGTGGACACGGGGATGATCGTCACGGTCAACACCTACCGCCTCTTCCTTCCGGTGGGCACGGATGTCCTGCCCGGTGACCATGTCCATGTCGGTGCCGAGGACTACACCGTCAGCGACACCACGGCCGAGTCGACGTGGCTGCCGCTCCTGACCTGCAGCCTGAGGAAGAGGGAGTGATCAGCCTCGAGGCCATCGGGCAGGCCATCTTCGAGGCTGCTGCTCAGGCCCTCGGCGAGGGGGCGAACATCGTTGCCGCCCGGGCCAAGTCTCTGGCACCGGTCAGGCGGCTGTTCGCCGACGGCGGCTACAACATCCGCTTCAAGACGATGAGCGAGATCGGCGAGGCACGGGGGCCACGCGACATCGCCTTCAAGTTCGGCGGACCGCCCACGGTGGTCTCGCCCGAGGATCCCTCGACCGCCCGGACGATCCACGGCAAGCGCCCCCCAGTCCACTGGAGGGAGCGTCGTCTGGCGGCGGCACAGCGCCTCTTGGCCGAGTACGACCAAGAGATGTCCCGAAGGAAGATGGGCTTCGAGCCCCGGGCCACCTTCCTGACCCGCAGGGGAGCGTCAGAGGTCCGTTCCAAGCGGTCCAACTTCTCCACCTTCCAGCACCTCAACGTCGGAGGCCGGTTGCGGGGCGAGATCCACGCGACGCCGGCCACGATGGCTGGGAACCGGGCAGAGGCATGGGTCATCTCCCCGACGCCGTACGCGAAGTATCAGGAGTTCGGCACGCGCCACAACGCTGCCCACCCCTTCCTTCGCCCGGCTGCGGCGGAGAGCCGAGCTGAAATCGTCAGCCGGATCGCGGCTGCCGTCTCCGAGGCCGGACGCACCGGGGCCTCGGGGGCGGAGATCGAGATCGTGGTGCGGCTGTGAAGGGGAACGACCGATGACCTCCGTCGCCCCCGTCAAGCGAGCGGTCGTGCAGGTACTCCGTGCCTCACCCTCCCTCGTGTCCGCCATCAGAGGCGGTATTCACGAGGGGATCGCTCCCCGCAAGGTCCGATACCCGTTCATCGTCTACCAGCTGGTCGCGGCCCCGTATTCCTACGACTGGACCGGGGTGATCATCCAGACCCTGATCGATGTATCGGTCTACGCGGAGAACCCCGTCGATGCCAACAACATCGACGCGCTCATCGCCGGGGCACTCAACGAGGCTGTGCTCAACGTGGATGGGCAGACCAATCTGCTTTGCCGCCGGGTCGCGGATCTGCCGACGGGGCCAGACATCGACTCCGAGGGGAAGCGCATCTACCAGATCGGGGGTTCGTACTCGATCTGGACCGACCAGTCGTCGTAGGAGAGTCCCATGGCGACGGACGGGAAGCTCCACGGCAAGAACGGGGCCATCTACATCAACGGGACCAAGGTGACCAACAAGACCGAGTGGACCCTGAACATGTCCCGGGAGTTCGCCGACGTATCCACATTCCGTGACAGGAACAAGGTGTACGCCGCCGGGCTCATGGACATCTCGGGGACCTTCTCGGGATTGCTGGACGTAGACGGGGATCTCGCCCTATCGAGCAATGACGGGGTGGCATACACGGTGACCCTGTATGCCGACGAGGGCCTTCCCGCCACGGCCTCCGGGCCCGCCTTCGTGGATGCCTCCGTGACGGCCAGTGTTACCGATGCCGTCCGCATCACTGGCAACTTCAAGGCTGCCGGGACGTGGACGATCCCCTGAACAGAAGGTGAACAATGGCGACAGGAGACGGCACCAAGCTCCACGGCAAAAACGGGGCGATCTACCTCGGCGGGGCCAAGGGTGCTCCCGGCGCGGTCAAGCTCTCGGCCAAGACCGAGTGGACCCTTTCCCTCGGCCGTGACTACGTCGACTCGACCACCTTCGGGGCGACCAACAAGACCTACCTCGTCGGCCTCAAGGACATTCAGGGGACCTTCGCGGGCCTCCTCGATGTCTCGGGCGACTGGCAGGTCAACGCGGCCAACTCGGACGCGCTCAACATCTACCTCTATGCCGACGACAACCCCAACGGGGCCACGAGCGAGATCATGATCGCCCATGGCCCGGGCCTGATCGACGCTTCGATCACCGCCAGCAACACCGACGCGATCAAGACCACCGGCAACTTCCGGGCCTCCGGGAACTGGACGGTCTTCTCGAGCGGCTCCCTCACCTAGCGTTCCCAGCTCATTGACGGAGGCGGTCGATTAGGCCCCTCCCGGCTGTTGCCGCCTCCGTCCCAACCCAATAGAGGATGGCGATGGGCTATCTGTTCAAGACGATCCGGTCAGGGCCACTGCTGAAGCCCGCCGGGACCGTGGAGATCCCCTTCCTTGGAGCCAAGGTCGGGGAACTGAACCAATGGACGCTGCAGAGGCGTGGAGACACCGGCCCGGAAGCGGGTCTGTACGATCTCCACGCCTCTTTTTCTTTTGTCAGCGACGCACTCTGGAACGATGACGAATACGAGAAGGTCATCTTCCTGAACCTGAACCAGACAACCCAATACAGGCTCGAGAAAGACCCCGCGTCCCGGACGGTAAGGGAGGGTCGGAGCCTATTGATCGAGAGGGTGAAGATATGGCGCGTGGACCGCAACCGTTGACCCCGGAGTTCCTCGAGGAGGAGGTCACCGTTCGCGGGCTGACCTTCCGCCTGCGCGAGCTGTCGATCGGCGACTACGACGACCTCGTGAGGAAGGCGACGACCAAGACCACCAACCCGGTGACGGGAGGCGAGGACGAGAGCATCGACAACTCCCTCCTCCTGAAGCTCATGGTCCTGCGCTGCTCCTTCGACCCCAAGCTCACGGCGGAGACCCTCGCCGGCCTGCCCATGAGGGTGGTGCTGAAGCTCAACCAGACCGTCAACCGGATGCACTACGGCGACGAGCCGGCCACACCCAAGAAGGATGACGGCGAGGCCGAGGAAGGCACGGCCAAGGGAAACGACTGACGACCCGTGACCTCATCTTCCGTATTGCCCGCCGGTACGGGAAGTGGCCTCACGAGGTAGCGGCACTCCCTTTTCACTATTACCTCGCCTTGCGCGAGGATTGGGTCACCCAAAACACCGTCGCCGCCGAAGGCGAAAAGCTGCCAAGCGTCGACGACGTGATCGAGTACAACGCTGAGACTTTCAAGGGAGAGTCGGTGTAGCGCCCCGGGAGATCCGATGGCAGGCGAGACTGGTGAAGTCAGCAGCATCGGGGTAAAGCTCACCCTCGACGCGGGGCAGTTCATGGGCGGCATGAAGACCGCTCAGGGTGCCCTGAATACCTTCCAGCAGCAGGCTGCCCGGGCCGGGTCCGGTGCTGCCCAGCTCAAGGCGGGAGGCGGCAAGCCGGCTGCCTCCGGGCCTTCGTCTGCCCAGAGCCTGACCGGCGTCGATGTCTCCCTGACCGTCAACAAGGGCCAGCTGGTCCAGCTCCGCACCGAGATCTCCCGCGGCCTCGGTGCCATCCCCGTCCAGATCAGCGCCACCTTCCCGCGCTCGGGCCCATACAGCCCGCAGGCCATCATCGGGACCGTCTTCTCGAGCATGGCCGGCGTCTCCCCCGCTCAGGGGCGGCTGTGGGGTCGGCAGGCGATCGAGCAGTTCATCCCCAAGGTCCCGACACGGGCCCACGGCGGTCCGGTCCAGCAGCATCGCCCGGTCCTCGTCGGCGAGCGCCGCCCGGAAGTCTTCGTCCCCCAGACCCACGGCCGCATCGTCCCCGACGCCGAGCGCTGGCACCGCGAGCAGGAGCGCATGCGCCGCCGCGAGGCGGAGATCGCCGCCCTCGAGTACCAGCAGCAGCGTCGCCACGAGCGCGAGATGGGAGCCTACCGGGGCAAGACCGTCCGGGGCTATGGAGGGAAGTACGGATCGGCGCGTCCGGGGTCGTCCCGGGATCTGTTCGATTACCAAGAACGCGTCTGGGGCAATGCCTTCGATACCCCACGCGGCTATGCCTACCATGTCACCCATAGTCTGCCTTTCATCAGGCTGGGTGGAATTCAGGGAGCCGGAGTTCAGCCACGCAGCCACATTCGCGATGACCGCCATGCAGCCGGGGAGTCGCCATGGCAGCGCGGATCGTATTGGATGGCTGGTGGCAATCCGCTTTACATGTATCACGACGAGGCGGCTGTTCTCCGTACGCCGAGTGATCGTAGGTTTTCGGGCCCAGATCGCTCCGGAGTCGTTACCACGCGGCAGGCTATTCCCCGCCGCGACCTGCAGTACTGGGGTCAGGACAGCAACTGGCATCGCTTCCGTCGGGGTCGCTCGCGGCAGGAAGGTGGTCCTGTCCGCCGCGACTGGCGCCTCGACCCGAGCTGGCGTGACGCTCCGCGGGTGGAGCATGTCTCGGTCTCGAGCCTGCTGCCCTATCGCGAGCTGGACCGCGAGATCCATCCCCGCTTCGCCCACGACTACGGCTACCTCGACGAGCTGACGGAGAAGATCCGTGCGGAGGGCTTCGATCCCAAGAAGCCGGTGCAGGTCTGGTACGACCCCTTCAGGCACACCGCCACCGTCGCCGACGGCAACCACCGCCTCGCCGTCGCCCGCCGCCTCGGGATCGAGAAGGTCCCCACCACGGTCCAGATCAACCAGTACGGCGACCGCCGCACCAAGGGCCACAGGATGCCCGGAGAGAGCCCCGTCCTGCCGGATGACACCGGGTACATCCCCGCCTCCCTTCCGCCGTCGTGGATCGGCCTGCGGCGTCGTGGGGGCATCGCCCATGCATGGCGCGGCGTCACGGCCCGGGCGTGGAAGCAGACCCTTGCGGAGGGCGGCGGCACCTTCCCGGTCGACCCCTCGGTGGCGGTCCCGGGTCGCGGCCATGCCGTCGGCATCTCGGCCTACCTGCCGGATGCCCAGTCGTTCCATGTCCCCCAGACCGACCCCGTCGCCTTCATGCGCGCCTTCCACGCCCAGAAGAAGGCCGGGGCTCCCTATGTCGGGACATGGCTGAACCCCGCCACCGGCCTGATCGATGTCGACCCGTCGACCGTCATCGCCCGGAAGCGTTCCGCCGACATGGTCCTCCGCGGCGGGCACGAGAAGGCCGCGTACGACCTCGGCTACGGCGAGACGTGGTACGCCTCGGACAAGGGCCTGCGGGCGCAGACCAGCCGCCTCATGGACATCGTGTACGGGCGCCGGAAGGCCGGTGGTGGCCTCGTCCATGCCGTGGCCGGGAAGCGAGTCAGTCCGCTCGAGGCCTATCCGTTCGCGGGGCTGGGTGGCCCCCGGGAGCCGGTGAACATCAAGCGAGCCATGGCGGAACTCTATCCGCAGGCATTCGCGACGCTCCAGCGAAATCTCGAAGCCCAGACGCCCCTGACCGTCTCGAAGGGACTCGGCTGGTATCCGGAGATGGGAGACCTGCTGGAGCGGATCGCGGGAGGCCGGAACGTCTCCCCGGACCTCCTCGCTGCCACGACTGCCAAGTTCAGCCAGAACGCTCCATGGCCTCGGAACCTCCTCTCGGCGACGGCCTTCATCGACCAGATCCAGAAGGGTCGCTTCGGGACCGGCAAGGGAACGATGCCGTCGGTCTTCGCTGGCGGGACGGCTCGGCTGTCGGCCCTTTCGCTCTGGGAGAAGACGAAGACCGGCGTCTACCGGCCGAAGACCGGAGTCGATCCGTTCGGGATCCTCGCCGGTCCGAAGGATCTTCCGTTCGCCCTTGCCCTGCGTGGCGAGGAGCGAGCGAACGCGATCGATCGGATGGTCAACCGTGCCGCCGGTCACACCCGCGAAGTCGCGACTCCGATGGAACGCGTGGCCGTCGATACGGCAGTCCGGAAACTCGCCGGGTTGCGCGGAGAGCAGGTCCGGGGAACGCAGGCCATTGCATGGTATGCCGGTGGCGGCGGCGAACTCGAAGTTCCCCGCAACTGGGAAGCCCTGTGGAGATACCTCGGCCATCGTGCCGCGGGCGGCGTCGCCGTCGCTGGCCAGACCCACGGCCTCGTCCACCCCGGTGGCAGCTTCGCCTCGCAGGTCTTCCAGACCGCCGCGGACTGGGCCAACGACCCCTTCATGGCGATCATGGCCTACCAGTCCATGCAGCAGCAGGGGCAGAAGCGTGCTCGCGGTGGCTTCGTCCACGCTGGCGAGGGAGCTTTCGCCAACACCTTCAAGCCGGCCCGCCTCCTGCACCGCTACACGCCTTCCGGCTTCTCCGGCCCGCTCTGGGACCCGCGGGTCTCGGCCATGTCGTCCTCGATGATCGATCAGATCAGGAACGCCCAAGTCGAGCATGCCCTGACCTTCGGCAACAAGTACGGCGAAGAGCTTCAGGGGATGGCGATCGGTGACTCGCATTCGGTCTACCCGATGCGTACCGAGGGCATCCCGTGGTGGCTCGGCGGGCGGCTAGGGCTGAACATGGGCCACGAATACCAGATGAACGACAAGGGACAGATCATCCCCGTCTCGTTCAACATCCTCTCCCAGCTCGACAAGCGCGGCGTTCACAACCATCCGACGGCCACCATGGGTCACGAGATCTGGCGGCCCTCCACGGGCGACATCGGTTCCATGCTGATCGAGGGTCAGGCGGAGTCGTGGGTCGTGACGCCGCACCACACCACGATCATGCGTCGCGACCAGAAGATGGCCGGGTACGGGCAGGACTTCATCTTCACCGGCCCTCCCGAGAAGGCCCTGTTCAAGAGTCTCCTGCCGAGGATCGGGCTCTCCGTGGCCGAGGCCAAGAAGATGAACCCCGACGACCTCTACAAGGTGGTCAACAGCCGCCGCGTCAATCTGGACGCCCGCCTGTGGAACGACATCCTCGACCAGATGGCGGAGATGTACGGCTTCGAGTGGGAGCACTACATCCACCCGCGGGAGGGCGTGTACCGGCCCACGCTTGGCCTTGCTCGCGGCGGCCGGGCTCGAGTCGCTCGCGATTTCGTGGGTCTTCCGATCCCGTTTATCACCCCCGGGTTGCTCAAGCGAGACTACCTCTTTACCCCCGGCCGTGAAGCGGAGCGCTACGGACAGGCTCTCTGGCCGCGGATCGCGGGCGTGCCGGGCGTCATGGATGCCCGACTGCGGCGACAGGCCGAAGAAGCGCAGGAGCGCTACAACTTCGGCACGATCGCCGAACGCTGGATGGCCGGAGCCCGACCGGGCGCGTCCCTGCCCGCGGGCAGGATGAGCTGGCAAGGGCTCATCGAGAAGGTCGGTCAGCCACGGCCGACAATGATGGTCGAGCCCAGCAGCCCCTTCGGATCCCTCCGCCCCAAGCTCAAGATGGCCGCGGGCGGCCCCGTCTACGGTCCCCTGACCCGTCGCATCCTCGGCCTCCCGGATCCCCCCAAGGCTCCCGAGGTCCCTGTCGCGGAGCCGCCCAAGGTGCCCGAATGGCTGCGGCGCGCCCGGGAGAGCAAGCTGCCGCCCAAGATCTACCGTCAGGGTGGCGGCGGTGTGTCCATCGACCCCACCTTCAACCGCATCCTGAAGCGCTACCAGAAGCCGATCGTCGAGACCCTCGAGTCTCTGTCCGACGAGTACCGCCTGCCTCTCACGCTCTCGGGGGCGCTGCCGGGCGACAAGTGGATCAAGGCCCTGCCCGGGCAGGGCATGGTCGCGGCGTACACCACTCCTTGGAACATCAGGTTCAACCCGAAAGCCATCCGCGAGAACCTCCTCTTCGGCGACTACATGGGCAACATCGCCTCGATCATGGGCGGCGAGGGGCGATCGGGCGTGGAGGCCGGCAAGGTCGAAGGCATTGCCACCCACGAGTTCGGCCACCTGCTCCATCACTCCGCCGGCATCGAGGGCATGGAGTGGATCCAGCGAAACAAGCAGGGGATCCTCGCCAACCCGCCCAGCAAGTACGCCCTCGCGAGCCCGCTGGACCTGTCGGCTTGGTATGTCGGCGGAAACCAGCGCCGGATGCCGGGGGCAGAAGCCTTCGCCGAGCTGTTCGCCGCAGCCAAGCTCTACGGCGAAGATCCCTTCGACATCATGAAGCTGGTCGGGCAGCGGCCCACCGACATCCATGTCGCCAACCGGAACATGATCAAGTGGCTCGAGGAGCGCTTCGGCGCCTCCAGCCACAAGGCCGGTGGTGGCCGATCGGGAGAGGGTCTCTACATCGTCGGCGAGATCGGACCCGAGCTGTTTGTCCCCAACCGCCTCGCTCACCTGATCCCCAAGAAGGTCATGGACCAGATTCCGCGTCAGGCCAGCGGCGGGATCGTGACCATCGGCAAGCGCCGCAACGAGCTGTTCGCCCCGCCAGAGGACGGGATCATCATTCCCAACCGCCTGATGGATCAGGTGCCTCATCGGAAGGGTGGCGGTCCGACCATCGGACCGAACCCGATGGGCGGCGAGATCGATCCGTTCTGGTCGCATCCCCGGACCCCGGAGGAGCGGCTGGTTGCCAACCTCTCGACGCCGCAACTCGTGCAGTTGCAACCTCCGGTTGCGCCTCCTGCCTACGGCGTGGGCCCCGGCTACCAGCCGGCTCCGATCACTGCGGAGCAGCCCGCCCCCCAGCAGCCCGCACCTGAAACGGTTCAGGCCCAGACGGTCAATGTGACCGCCGAGGGGGCCACCACGGTCAACACCCGCAACGCCACGGCGGCGGGGGCCGCCGGGGCTGCGGCTGCGCGCCCCGCTGCTGGGCCAGCAGCTGCTGGCGCTGGAGCCCCTCCTCCGGGCTTTGCCCGCATGGGTCGCCTGCAGTACCCCGAGACCATGGAGAGCTTCGTCAAGGCCATCGCTGACAGGGGGCTCAACGAGGAGGAGATCTTCGCCGCCCTGCGGGCTCAGGGGAACAAGGATGTCTCCCTGCAGGAGGACCCTGCGATCAAGGAGCGGACACGACAGCTTCTCACGGCTGCTCGGTCTGCCCGAGCTTCGATTGCCGACATCGGCCAGACGATGACTGCTTGGCAGCAGGTCATGGGCGGCCGGACGCCGCGTGGCACCATCGCCCAGCTCGCCTCCATGGAGTTCGGTGGGCGCCGTCGGCAGTACGCCATGCAGTACGAAGCCCGTGAGGCTCAACGAGCCCTGCAGGTTGCCACCAAGGGTACGACCGTTCTCACGGCTCCTTCAGCCATTGGGGAGGTCGGGGAAGAGATCCCGATCGAGGCCGGGTTGGACGAGTACATGAACCTCAGCGCCAAGCTGATGGGAGAGCGTGGCAAGGAGGCAGAGGCGACCAAGGCCCAGATGAAGGCCATTGCCGGGTCCTCGGATGAAATGGGCAAAGTCACCAAAGCCTTTGACGCGTTCAAGGAGGCCAACCAGAAGCTTCTCCCGTCGACGGGAAGCATCGTCCGCAACCTCGGCGTGATCATCGGTGCCACCTCCCTCTACGGCGTTGCCATGTCGGCAGCCAACAAGGGGGTTGGCATTGCTGTCGATATCATCGGGAAGCAGATTGATGCCCTTACGGGCTGGAACTCCACCTCCACAAAGGTCACCACCGGACTTGCTGATCAAACGCAGGCTGCTCATGGCAACGTACAGGCAGTCATTTCCCAGACGGCGGTAACGGCAGGGCTTTCCAAAGAAGCCTATGACTATGTCAGGACCAGCCTTGCCACGACGATCCTGATCAAGGCCGGGGCCAAGGCCATGGAGGAGACCCAGCAGCTCGTGCGTGCCTCCTATGGGGCAGGGGCTGGTGCTCCGTCCGGCCTCTACGGCGGAACGGGGGGTCTGTTCGGGACATCCCTGTTTGCCACCTACATGGGTGGGACCAAGGGATTTTCCGAGAATGTCCAAGGGACCTTTGCCGGTAATCGCCCGGGTGCTCAAACGGATCTCGTCGGAGACCTCCAGCGCGGTTTTGATTTCATGGCCAACTCGGATTACCGCAACACTGTTCTTGGCGAGGCCAAGAAGCAAGGCGGGAGTCCCCTGAACCCCGTCTTCGACCTGATCGGGCAGGGGGGAGACATCCTGCGTGACTTGGATGTGACGGGGTGGTTCAGGGCAGTCTTCCCCAAGTCTCCTCCGACCAATCCGATGGAGACAGGGGTTTATAACCCGGAAGCTGGATTGCGCCCCGAGGGGTTGGAGGCCAACCGTGCCGCCATGGACGACCTGACCGAGGCGGCGGGTCGGGGCGCCACGCAGATGAAGGACTCCGTCCCCGTCCATTGGCGCTATGCCAAAAGCGTGGCGGAAGAAGACGCTGCCGTGGTGGCCGCCGCCAAGGCTGGCGATGTCTTCGGAATGACCATGGCCCGGACTTCGCACGTCATCATGGCTGTTGGAGATGACCTCGACGAAACCGGACAGAAGGTCGGCAAGGTCGCCAAGAGCACCGAGGAATACAAGAAGGCGATGCTTGAGTCGGCCGTCGGCAAGACAGTTGCCGAGCCCCAAGTCTGGGCTGACCTGAATGTCCGCCAGATCAAGGCCCAGTGGCAGGCCACAGCAGCCCAGCAGCAGCGCCAGATCAATGTCGAGATCCCGATCCAGACATGGAAGAGCATCCTCCAGCAGCCCCTGCTGCCTGCGGGCATCTCGAGCATCGGTCCCCTGACGCCCGCCCGGGCGGGCATGACTCCCGGTGCGGCGGGGGCGATGGGCGAGGCCATGGCCTCCACCACCGCCTCGAATGTCTACATGGCCGGGGTGGCGGGCAAGGGCTTGGTCGAGGCCGCCAAGCAGATCTTCCAGTTCAACCCCCAGTCCCTGCCCGACTTCGCCATGGCCGCCTCTCAGGCCATGGCCGCCTCGGCCGCCATCGCCAAGTTCACCCTGAAGATGACGGAGATGAACCGGGCCGCCTCGCAGGCGAGCTGGGACAACCAGATCCGCCTCGCCAACCGATCCCTCGGCGACGCAGTGGGCCTCCTGACCAAGGAGCAGAAGGCCCGCCTCGGCCTGAACAATGTCTCTGCCACCCGCCTCGGACAGCTCCAGCGGGAGCAGTGGCTGATCTCCCGCCAGAGCCAGCAGCTCGGCCTGCAGCTCCAGCAGCGGGCCATCACCACCCAGCTGGCCCTTGCCCAGTTCCAAGCCCCCGGGGAGACCGGGGAGGAGCGCTACTACCGCCAGCGGCAGGCCATCGCCGAGGCCGGGGTGGCCCAGAAGCAGCTCAACTTCTCCTTCCGCGACTTCACCATCTCGGGTGAGATCTGGAAGATCAACGCCGAGCGGGCCGCCACAGATGCCTCGAGAGCCATCGATGTGATGACCAAGGCCCGGGACGCCGAGCTGTACAGCATCGAGGCCCAGAGGGCCATTGCCGGTGCTCAGGCGAAGCTTGGCGTGGCCCTCGGCAACATCGACGCCATGCTCAACACCTCGAGGAGCAACTGGGAGACCGCCCTGAGCGCGGCCTCGCAGGGCATCAGCAACTTCGCCGGCAGTCTCGAAATCGGCGTCGACGCGATCTACAAGTCCCTTGGCTACACGGTCAGCACGAACAGGCAGGGCGAGAAGGTCTACACCCCCGGCACCGGGCCTAGCCAGTACGGCGATCAGGTGACTGTTCACGGCGGCGGGGGGACACGGACCCCCTACCTCCCGCCCGGGTACAACGCCGAAGGCATCGTCGGCATGACCGTCGGGCCCACCAAGATGGTTGTCGGGGAAGCCAAGGGTGAGGCGGTCGCGGTCCTCAAGAACCCGCGCATGGCCGACATGGCTCCCCAGACGGCCTATGGCGGCTCGGCCAATGTCGTCGTGAACATCAACGGTCCGGTGGTCAAGGACCAGCAGGACATCTCCGATCTGGCTTACAGGGTGGCCCACGAGGTCGAGAAGGCCCTCTCCCGCAAGGGCCAGATGTTCGGCCTCCGCAGCCCGGCGGTGTAGGCCATGGTGCCCGAGACCTCCACCGTCCAGATCTATGTCGGGGAGACGGATGTCACGAATGTGACCGTCTTCTCCCAGACCAGCTTTCAGGTGGCTGCGGGAGCCCAACCGGGATCCTGTCAGGTCACCCTTCGGGAGTACCCCCACTGGCCCAAGACCCACCACCCGCATGATCCCCGTCCCCGCTTCTCCCCGGGCCGTGACCAGATCCAGCTGCTCGTCGACGGGGTCAGGATGTGGTGGGGCTACCTGTTCGTGCTCGAGCAGGGCTTCCTCTTCCCCGATGACCCCGAGCCCAAGATCGTCCTGCGCGGGGTCGACCTGAACATCCTCTTCGACAAGCTGGTCATGTACAACCACACCCACGAGAACTGGTATCCCGACGGCGGGGGGACCTACCAGCGCCAGAAGGTCGTGGGCGACGACGGCAAGGTGTCGGGCTATGTCGTCTCCGTGCCCCAGAACACGACGGACAAGAGCTACATCCAGACGATGATGGCCGACTTCGACATCGACCTCGTGGGGCCGACCATCAAGTACGGTCAGGCACCCTTCGCTCCGAGCGACTGCAAGATCTTCTCGATCAGCATGATCAACACCGGGGACACCTCGGCGACATGGACGCCACCGGGTCCGGGAACGACCCTGCGCGGCTTCTTCGAGGATGTCTCACGCAACATCGTCCGCAGCCAGCCGGGGTCGGCAGTCTGGTACATCGACCCCGAGGGCTACATCGTCTGGAAGGAGCAGGACACCGACTACGGTTTCCCGGTCGGGGACGGCGTGGGGGTGACGCCTTGCCGGTCCCTGTCGATCACGACCGATGTCAGCCGCCTCAAGAACGATGTCCTCGTCTTCGCCGGCAAGCTCGACCCGACGCCGCAGTCGACGCAGGAGTTCCTGTACTACGCGCACAAGACGAACAACCCCTCGGTGAACCTGTTCGGCCGCTTCCAGTGGAGCGAGGTCATGGGCTCCGACTGGATGCTGGGGATGATCAATGCCCGGGCCAACAAGGTCCTCACGCAGGAGGGCATCCCGGCCATGCGGGCCGAGTTCACCATCTACCGCCCGGGCCTCTACCCGGGGATGATCGTGCCCATCTTCTCCGACGCCCATGTCTTCATGGTCTACGACCCGACCACGGGTCTGCAGTCTCAGGACCATGTCAACCTGCCCATCAGGGCCATCGACATGAGCTTCCCGACGCCGAATGTGGTCGAGTACCGGGTGACCTGCAGCTACGACACGCAGGACCCGTGGGGTCTCCTGCTCGCCCTCAAGCGTCCCGCCACCCGGGGTCTGGTGCAGCCCAATTTCAATGTCATCGACATGTCGGACCCGACCAAGGCATACACCTATGTCGAGGCTTCCCCGATGGTGCTGGTCAAGGAGTACCCCCAGCCACTATCCGGCAGCCGCTGGCAGTGCTCCTACGCCTACATCAGGAACAGCCTGACGGTGGTGGTCGAGGGCCTGCGGCGCACGAGCGTTCCCGACCCCCAAGCGTCGGGAGTCATCGGCTTCCTCGAGATCGATCCCGACAAGGGCATCTTCAAGACGGAAGCTTCAATCACCAAGCGCCCGTATGTCGAATACCACGTCTGGCACAACCTGACCGACTAGAGGAGGGGGATATGGCCGTCATCTTCATGGACTCGTGCGACCACTACACCGATCCTCTCCAGAAGTGGACGGACTATCTGGTTTCCGGCTATCCAATGACACTGGTGACCGGTCGCTATGGTGGCTCGGCCCTGAGCAGCTCACCCAACGGTGGCCTGCGGTGCGTTCGCAAGGCCCTGCCCGGCAACTACACCACCCTCTGGGCGGGGATGGCCGTGAAACCCTCCAATATCTCCGCCAACGACGGCTATCCCCTCATGGGGTTCATGGACGGGAGTACCTTCCAAGCCTCCCTCACGATGATCGACGGCAAGATCAGGGCCCGGAGCGCCCAGACCGGGACGGTGCTGGGGACCTCCACCCTGACATGGGGTAGCAGCGGGATCTGGCGCTACCTCGAGGTCAAGATGACCTTCCACAACACCACCGGTTCGGTGATCGTGAACGTCGACGGGGTCGAGTGGCTCAACCTCACCAACGTCAACACGAGGGGCGGCACCTCCAATGCCTACGCCGACAGTCTCGGCCTGAGCGGCTGGGTAGGTGGGACCCAGACGGGCATGTACGACTACGACGACATCTATGTCCTCGACTCGAACGCGGGCAATGCCTTCCTCGGCGACTGCCGGGTCGAGTACCTCGCCCCCTCGGGGGCAGGCGGGAGCGCAATCTTCACCCCGTCGGCCGGGAGCAACTACCAGACGGTCGACGAGTCACCGCCGAGCGACAGCGACTACAACTCTTCGTCCCTCGTCGGGGCCCTCGACAGCTTCGCCATGGCCAACCTCGGGGCGACGGGCTCGATCAAGGGTGTCCAGACCCTCCTGCGGGTCAAGAAGGACGACGCCGGCTTCCGTCGCATCAGGCCCAAGCTCTTCGTGGGCGGACATGCCACGGGGACGATGGTGGCCGTGGCGGACGGCTACCAGAACTACTACGAGATCTTCAACACTAACCCGGTCACCGGGTCTGCGTGGTCCGAGTCCGACATCAACGGCCTCGAGTTCGGCTACGAGATCCCCGGTCAGGGCGTGTTCACCGTCAGCGCCGTGAAGGTGTAGCCATGGCCCTCTTGGCTTGTGATGGGTTCGACTACTACGCGACCGCCTCGTTTGGTTTGGCTTGGCCGGGATACACATGGCAGCAACCGGGAAGCGTTGCCATAACAGGAACGGGTGCTCGCTTCGGTGGCGGGTGCATGCAGGTCAGCTACATGCACCTGTGGCTTCCATTTGCCCAATCTCCAAAAACAACCCTGATCGCTGGGTTTGCATTCAAACGTAATGCGTACACAGCCACGACTTCGAAACCGATTGCTTTCTATGACGATGTGGGAGAACAGGTCAGTTTCAGGTTTGACGGTTCGTATCGCATCCAAGCCTATGTCAATGGCACGGCTATCGCTGGGGCCGTGACCACCACCACTATCACCAATGATGTGTGGTATTACCTTGAAGCCAAGGTCAAGGTTGATGCCTCCTCGGGGACTGTCGAGCTTCGCATTAATGGCACGACCGAGATCAATGTCTCGGGTTATAACACAAAGGGGCAGACTTCTACAAATATCACTCGTCTATACATGTACAATGGCTCTGATAACGCCTATCAATATTACGATGACTTGTATATCGAGGATGCCAATTTCCTTGGCGATGTTCGCGTTCAGTCTGTTCTCCCTTCGGGGGCCGGGGGAACGACCCAGTGGAGTCCGTCGGCTGGCAGCAACTACCAGTGCGTCGACGAGGCGGCCCACAACTCCGACACGGACTACGTCTCTGAGACAACTGCCGGCGAGAAGGACACCTACGCCTTCCAAAATGTCACCCCGACGACGGGGACGGTGAAGGCAGTCAAGGTGGTGCTGGTGGCTCGCAAGGATGACGCGGGTAGCAGGAGCATCGCCCCGGTGTACGGGAACGGGACCCCGGCCAGCGATGTGGACGGAGCGACGGTATCCATCGGCACCAGCTATGCCTTCTACCCGGAAATCACTGAGGTCAATCCGCTGACATCGTCGGCATGGACCATCTCCGATGTGAACGGAGCCGAGTTCGGCGTCAAGCTGGTCTCGTAGGCCATGGCCGGCCGCGTCACCCAGATCGCGGTCGAGGCAGTCATTGCCTCCACATCTGGTTCAGCGCGGGTAACGCAGCACGCCGTCGAGGCGGTCATCTCGCCGACCTCGCAGGCGGCTCGGGTCACCCAGCTCGCGGTCGAGGCGGTCCTCTCCCCGATCCCCAACGCCATCATCTCGCAGGCGGGCATCGAGGCTGCCCGCTTCGGCACCCCGAATGCCCTCGTCTCCACCGCCGGACTCGAGATCGTCAGGGCCCCCTCCACCCCGGTTAACGCCCTCGTTTCCTTCGCCGGGATCGAGGTCCTCCACGAGATCTCCAAGGGCCGGATCTTCCTCGACTCGGTGGTCAAGGTCCCGGGCGCGGGGAGCTTCGCCGCCTCGGGCCTGATCCTCGGTCCCCGTTCCGGTTCGTTCACCGCCGGGGCGATCCGCAAGGCTTCTGCCAGCGGCTCCCTGACGGTCGACGCCTTCCTCGGCGGATTGAACCGGGGCTCCCTCGACGCCATCCGCCTGCAGACGATGGGCCGCTCGATCGTGGCCCTGTCCTACCCGGGAACCAGCCGCACCCGGGGCGGGCAGACGGTCAACAAGCTCTCCTCCACCTTCACCGTCGGGTCCGAGCCGGTCACGATCATCGTCGACGCCCTGCCGGATGACGGTGGCAGCCTCGGCATCGTCAGCGACACCTCGGTGGTCGGCTCCCTGATCGACCCGACGGTCGGGGAGCACGATGTCCGGGGCCTCCCGGCGGGCCAGTACTACATCTTCTCGTACAAGGACAACATCTACCGGCCCGGCCTCGGGGGAGCGGGCTCCTACACCGACTTCGGGACCTCGTACCTGACGATCCCGCTTCAGGCGTGGATCAAGACCTCGTTCACCCTCGACGCCGAGATCAAGAATGTTGTCACCGGGACGCCCTTCACCGTCGGCGCTTGGGTCTACTCGATCCTGACGGCCTCGTTCGCGGTGGCGGCCTCGATCTCGGGGACGCGCACGGGCTCGACGACCGTCGCGGCCCAGATCGTGCGCCGCCCGGAAGCCTCCTTCACGGCCGGGGCGTGGAAGGCCGGCCTGTTCACGGTCGGGGCCTTCATCCCCTTCTCGGTCTACGCCCAGATCGTGCGCCGGCCCTTCGAGAGCTTCACGGTCTCGGCCGCGATCACCGGCTTCCACGCCGACGCGGTCCTGAAGGGTCCCCGTTCCGGCTCCCTGACGGCGTCCTCGTGGCTCATCTCCCGCCCGACGGGAGAGGCCACGCTGGATGCCTTCGTGCGCCCCGCCTTCAGGGTGGCGGCGATGGTCAGGGTGCCGCGGTACAGGACCCTCAAGGTCGACGCGAGGATCGGATCGCCTTCGTCGCGGGTGACCCAGATCGCGGTCGAGGCCGTCCTGCTGCCCGATGAGGCAGCCGCCCGGGTCACCCAGCTCGCGATCGAGGCCGTGATCTCGCCCGTCCCCAATGCCGTGGTGTCGCAGGCGGGCATCGAGGCCGTCCGGACGGGCTACGAGCCGCCCGCCTCGGTGTCGCAGGCCGGCCTCGAGATCCTCAAGGGTCCGCCCTACTTCCTGCTCGACGCCTACATCGTCATCCACATCTTCTACATCAACACCGTCGTCTTCAAGCCCGGCGACACGATGTTGCCTGCCCCTTCGGGCACCCTCGACTCGGCCATCGTCTGGCACTGGGAGTTCGACTACCCGGCCAACGCTTGGCTGGCGGGGCGGATCGACACCGACGCCGTGCTCTTCTCCCACATGGGCCCGGTGGAGTGGACGGCCTCGGCGATCAAGCGCCAGCGGATCACCGGCTCGTTCACGGTGGGAGCCTTCAAGGCCATCTCCCTGCGGGCGGTGATCAAGGGCCAGCGAAAGGCCATCTTCACGGTCTTCGCCTACAAGCGCCCGACGACGGCATCCCACCAGCTCTACCTCGACGCCGAGAAGAGGGACCCCTGCGCCGTCTGGGACCCCTACACCGAGACATGGGTGTACCCGCACTTCACGGTCGACGCCTTCCTGCTCCTGCACGCGGCCGGGAGTTTCCCGGTCGAGGCGGCGATCATCGAGGAGGGCCGTCCCCAGTACTCGATGTTCCTCGACGCCTATGTCTTCAGCAACGCCATGGCAGGAGAGCTTCTCCTCGAGGCGGAGCTGGTGCTGGCGGTGAGCACGGTCGTGTTCGAGGGAGAGGGCTCGAGCCATGTGGTCCGCAACCTCGTCAGCGAGCGCCTCTCCTTCCCCGGCACACCCAACATCGGCAGCTCGGGGAACCTCTCCCGCGATGACCGCAACCTCGTGTCGGGACCCATCAGGATCATCGACCTGACCCCGGTCACGGTCACCATCTGGGACTTCCCCAGCTATCCCGGATCGGTGCCGCCCATCCCGCTGGGCTTCGACTCGATCACCCAGCACCTCTACGAGTGGATCGACGAGCCCGGGACCTATGTCTTCTGGCCGTCGTACTACTACGAGGACTACTACGTCTGGGTCAGCAAGAACGGGCCGCCCTACGACCCGCTGTACACGGGCTCGGGCATGGTGACCTACTACCGTGACGACACGGTCGTCGACTCCCGCCCCGCCCCCACGGTTGACGCTTGGATCGTGGGCACCACGGGGACCCCGGCGACCATCGACGCGTGGATCGTCGGGCGCGAGAAGTCGGGCCTGTTCACCGTCGAGGCGGATCTGGCCGGGGTGGGCGAGGTCAGGTTCTCATTCGCGGCAGAGGCCAGCATCCTCGTCCCCCAGAGGGTCTTCTTCGGGACGGCGGCGGTGCTGGCGGCCAAGGGCTTCAGCGTGGACGCCCTGCTGTTCGTGCGGGGCTTCTCCGCTGACGCTTGGGTCCAGCCCTACCTGCGGCTCGATGCCAACATCAAGAAGACGATCACGATCACCCCGGGCCCCCGGATCGACGCCGTTCTCGACTACCTGCGCCGTTCGGGCAGCTTCCTTCTGGGGGCGGAGATCGTCCCTGAGGGTGAGCGCGACGGACTGCTGTCCCTCGAGGCGGTCGTGCTCGGGGCCCGGCCGAAGAGGTTCTACCTCGCCGCCCAGATCCTGTCCGAGATGGCCTTCACCGTCGGGGCCTACATCGGCCACAACTTCGGGGTGGGGGCATGGGTGGCTTCGAGTGGTGGCGGTCTCGGGGGCTTCCCGGTGGGAGCCTATGTCAGGGCCAGCTCGATCATCATCTTCCCCGAGGACGGAGGCGATCCCACCGACCCGTACGGGAACCCGCCGGTCATCGGGCGCAGCTTCCGGGTCAAGGTCGAGGCGTTCATCCCCGACCCCATCCCGGTGGGCAACGACGCCGAGATCGAGCGCCTGATCATGCTCATCCTCGAGGCGGAGGCCGAGCTGGAGTCCCTGTACTGCGCGGTGACCCACTACACCAGTCAGGGTGCCCCGGCCACCCCCAGCAACCCCAACCCGTCGGGGACCGGGCGGGTCGGATCCTTGCCTCCCGCCATCAGCCAGATCGGCTACTGGGGGGCGGGAGACATCGACGACTGCTGGGTGGTGGCCACGGTCTGGGCGGCCAAGGCTGCCGGCGTCCCGGGCTGGTATGTCAGCGTGCCCCACTTCCGCTCCCATGCCGGCAACCCGGATCGCCCGGGACCGACCGGGGGCTCCCTCGACAATGTCATCCGCGGTGCCCGGGGATGCTGGCCAGACGCCCGCATCAAGCGCTACGCCTCGACCGACTGGAACGGCTTCATCTCGCTTCTGAAGGCGGGCTGGATCGCTTCTCTCGCGGTTCGCTCCAGCGGCCTGCCCTCGAGCTACCGCTTTGGCTTCAACGGCCTGCACCAGATCGGGGTGGCCTACCAGAACGGGACCTACTACATCATGAACCCGCTCCAGCACAACGGTGCTGCCCTGCTTGCGATCTCGCCCGAGTACCTGCGGACGGCAGCCCGGGGCTTCTCGGGCGGCACGATCTGCGCCGCCATGTTCGGGTAGGAGGAGGAGATGGCGACCTACACCGAGCGTGCCTTCAATGTCTCCGACGCGGACGAGATCAAGCGCATCCGCGAATACATCGCCGCTCTCAAGGCGGAGCTGGCGAGGGTCCGGGCGCAGGACCCGGTCGAGCTGTGGTGGGACGAGATCGCCCGCATCCAGAGGCTCATCAACGCCATCATCGCCATCCCCAAGAGCAAGAGGACGGACGCTCAGGAGGACCAGCTCGAGGCGTACATGGACCAGCGCCGGGCTGCGATCGAGCGCTACCGTCTGGCCCGTGCTCCCCGCAAGAGCGGCTACGACCGCACCCAGCAGGAGGCGTGGCTGGACATCACCGGGGACATCGTGTGGTCGCAGACGGAGTTCACCCAGACGGCCAAGACCGGTCCGGGCAGCTTCCGCATCACCCTCAGGGGATCGCACCCTGAGTTCCGTGCGGGGGAGGAGATCCGCTTCGCTGTCGACGACCTGCGCGTCTTCGGGGGCTGGGTGACCGGGGTGGAGCAGGGCTACTTCTTCGAGGACTCCATCGCTCCCAAGACCGTCCTCGTGGGCACGGACTACAACATCCTGTTCGACCGCCTCGCGGTCCGCAACTACCCGTCGGAATATGCCACCCATGCCGACACGAGGATGAACATGGGTGCCTACCATGTCTGGCCCAACTTCCCGCAGGGCACCCTCGACTCCGACATGATCGACACGGTCTTCTCGGAGTACCTCCTGCCCGACCTGCCCCTCGGCCTCGACTACACCAGCGGGGTGGACTCCGTATCCACCCCGGCCCCGGTCGCCCCGTGGGCCATGCCCGAGGCAGGGTCCACCCTGCGGCGCTTCATGCAGTCGGTCAGCCAGATCACCAGCGCGGTCTGGAACATCGACGCCTACATGGCCCTCCAGTACCACGACCGGGAGACGGTCACGGCGGCCTACCCGATCACCGACGGGCTGGGTGGCATCAGCAGCCGCAACCTGACGATCACCTCCGACATCAGCTCGATGATCAACGATGTGCTCGTCTGGGGCACCCTCGCCAAGACCGTGACGGGCGAGGTCATGGTCTGGCACGAGGTCGGCGACGGGGAGTTCTGGATCCGCTACTGGCAGGGCCTCATCGACCACACGCAGGTCGTCCTCAACGGGCTGCTGGCCCTCCGCCGTCGGACGGCGGCCCAGAACAAGGCCATCACGACCTACCGGGCCAAGATCGTCACCTATCAGCAGCGTCTGGCCGAGGTCAGTGCGGCCGTCTGGGACCCGGACACGGGTGATCCCCGGCCCGAGAACGCCCAGATCGACTCGATCGCCCACTGGGGACGCTGGCAGGCGGGAGAGATGAGGGAGGACATCCACCATCAGGCATGGTTGCAGCGGCGGGGTGACGCCATCCTCACCCGCTTCGACGAGCCCATCGTCAGGGCCACCGCCACGATCTGGGACCCGGGCTATCAGGCCGGTCAGGTGGTCAGGCTGCGCTCCTCGGTCCATGAGGTGGATGTGAACCTCGTCATCCGCCAGATCAAGACCTCTTTCACGGTGGCCAAGGAACCCCACGGGTCGATCTACTACGCCCTGCCCCAGTACGATCTCGAGCTGGGCCTCGAGCCCGAGGCCCCGTGGAACATCTACGACTACCTGCCCTACCCGGGGGAGAGCACCCCGGGTCTGGGCGGTGACACCACCGGAGGCTAGGGATGCCCAACCCGGGATCGGTCGAGGTCGGCCAGAGGCGCTTCTGGAACATGCTCCGGGACAGGCCCGGGATCATGTACATCGGTGGTCTGGGCATTGTTCCCGAGGCGGTCCTGACCAGCGACACCGGCTTCTTGGCCCCCCTGACGATATTCGCCAACGGACCGATCGACTTCCCGGTCGAGCACAAGCTCGCCCGCATCTGGCGGCTCGATTACAGGAGATCGTCACCTCCGCTCGGAAGCGTGGACTACGACGGCCCGAGCCAGTGGGTCTTCAAGCCCTACTCGACCAAGTGGAGCGGCGGCATCGGGCCCAATCAGGGGGACGACTGGAACGCCGACAACCTGTTCTCCGACGCCCACAACATGCCCACCAGCCTCCACTACTATGCCGAGGGAGACACGCCTCCGGGGACCAAGCTGGGCATCGCTTGGGCCTACGATCCGGGTTCGGGGGCTCAGGGCTGGGGAACCGGTGGGCGCCTGTACGGCTATCTCAATGATCACTACTTCGGCAACAACGAGATGGGCGGCAACAAGCCCAACGAGGGTATCGGCCCCCAGACGGCCGCCATCGGCGACCTGTCGAAAACCTACTCGGGGCTGTGGGGTGCCTTCGGGATCTCCCATGGCACCTGCATCAATGCCGTCGTCTGTGAGACCACTGCCTTCTGGGAGTTCGACCTCTGTCACCGCCCCCAGATGATGGCCCTGTCGCTGTTCAACAACCAGATCTATCACCTCAACGAGGACACCTACCAGAGCGAGGGCTGGGGCACCGATGTGGTGGCCATCCACGAGAACACCATCGAGAAGATGGATGGCAGTCAGGAGACCTACCGCCAGTTCACGGTGGAGGTCAGCCCGGCCCGCTCGACGATGAATGTCTACACGCCCAAGGGCAAGATGCTCGAGTACGGCGTCGACTACATCCACGACGAATGCGACCGCAGCGGGCGCTCCTACCGCCTTCTCGACACTCCCCTGACGGACCCGCAGGACCCCTGCGAGAGACCCTTCGTCCTCGTGGTGACCTACCTCGTGGTGGCCCAGTCCCTGCGGAGCGGCAGGCATCCGGGCAGGCAGACCGACCCGAGCGTGGCCCACGACCGGATCCGCGAGAACGATGTGAGGGGGCTCTAGTGGACGACGAGAAGCCGGTCTTCGACTACGGGATCAACACCCTCGCCGACTTCACCACCTACTTCAAGGACCGGCTCGACAAGCCCTGCGACGAGGCCGTGGACTGGGGCTACAACCACACTTGGGAGGATGTCTCCTTCGACTGCCCCCTCGAGTTCGGCTACGAGATGCTGCGCCAGTTCCTCGATGTGCTGGGGCCCCTGTTCCGGCGGGGGACGATCCTTGCCATCGGGCGCAGCCCCTTCTGGGCGGCCCGGACATGGATGACGGTGAAGGGCCTGACCACCGAGGAGTACAACTTCCTCTTTGCCCGGGGCTACTCCAAGACCAAGTTCGCGGAGAGGGTCGAACAGGGTGTTCTCACGCCCGGCGACCGTGCTATCGTGAAGTGAGGCAGCCGGGAGGGGCCAACCCCCGGGAGGGATGGCCCAGTGGATGTCGACCAGAACGCCGCCTTCGTGCTGTTCTCGGCGGTGTCTCCCATTCTCATTGCCTTCATCAAGCAGTCCGGCTGGTCCACGCAGGTCAACGCCATGATCGCGCTGGCCTGCTACATCGTGATCGGGATCGCCGGGGCGGTCGTCTCGGGCCAGCCGCTGACCCTCGAGAACGCCGTCAACCTGATCACCGTGGCCACCGTGGTGGGCTCGGCGGCCTACGGCCTCATCTGGTCCCAGATCGGACGCCAGACCGACGCCGACCCGGGCTTCGACTCGATGCTCACCGAGAAGACCTCGGTGGTCAAGTGAGCACCTACGGGGTGCGCCTCTTCCTGTCCCCATGAGTGCGGGCGGCTTGGTCCGCCCCAAGATCAGGGCCGAGGACTACGGCCTGCCCATGCGCTGTCCGAAGCCCGAGTGCGGCTTCGGCTGGCTCAAGCTGCCCGGCCTCAAGATGATCTTGTGTCCCAACTGCGGCGGCGAGCTGGTCTCGACCCGGCCCAAGAGGAAGAGAGGGATCGACTAGGTGGACCTCGGCCCCTATCTCTCCTTCCTGCTGGCCCTGCTCATCGGGGCCTTCATCGCGGCCCTGACATTCTGGTTCGCCCGTCGCTCGGGTCTCCAGCCGGTTCAGGCCGAGCTGATCGACAACCTGCAGGACAACGCCAAGGCCCTCTCCGATCAGGTGAACCTGCTGCGCGAGCAGCTCAAGAACGAGATCGAGCGACGCGAGCACCTCGAGCGCAAGGTCACGATCCTCCAGCAGGCCATCGTCGACCTCGCCGCCGAGAACTCCACCCTTCGCAAGAAGCTGGGCATGCCGCCCAAGGACGAGGGGGCCATGCCATGACCTTCGACTGGTCCGACTTCATCTACCCCCTGACCCTTCTCACCATGGCCCTCGCCGTCTTTCTCGGGGCATTCATGGGGGTGGCTCTTGTCGCCACCCCCATGAATGCCCCGAGAA